TTAGATACTATAAATTTGAAAGCATAAGAAAACTACAAGTAACTTGGATATATAGAGAAGAGGAGTATATGGTATGTCTTATAATGGAGAACTGTTTGGGCTAGATTATGATATCCCAACAGGAGAGTTGATAGATAAGTATAGAGAGAATATGGTAGGAATCATGTCTAGGTTATGCCCTAGATTGCACTTATCTGAGGTAGAAGAAGCTGTAAACTATGCTATAGCGACCAGTTATGCCTCCGGAAAAGAGAAAAATACCCATGCTGTAAAGGTTCATAACAACTATACAAAGCGTACAGCAGAGATGGATATACTGTCTCTTAGTAATGATATACTGAAGTCTAAACCAATCATGACTACTCAAGGTGTTTTGTTTGCTAGACATGGTACGAAGAAGAACCCATTCTATAACTTCATTCAGTATCTACTTGATAAGAGAGATCAAGCTAAGAAAGAGATGAAGAAGTATCCTAAGGGATCTGAGGAGTTCAATGCATGGAACCTTAAACAGCTGAATTATAAAGTCTCTTGTAATGCACTCTATGGGTGTGCTGGTCAGTGGTCTTCTATCTTCTATAACTTGTATCTCTGTACAGCAGTTACTGGTCAGGGTCGTGGATGTATCTCAGCATCGATTACTATGTTTGAGGGTCTATTGGCAAATAATATGAAGTTTGCTAATCTGACAGAAGTTCTGCAGTATATAGAGTATATAGTACAAGACCAGTCTAGAGAAGATATGACTAAGTTCAATGATTGGGATGTATTGGATAGGAATATCACTGTAGAGGAGTGTTTCCTAAGAATCATCGATATCTGTGGGTATGACTCTTGGGTGCCATCTGATGAGGCAGTAGAGATCATATGGGATACGATCAACAACTTGAATCAGAGATACATCAATGTTCTCTATTATAAGAATAACCTCTATAAGTTCTGTGAGAATAGTAAGGTATCTAATCTGATAATGACTATGCTTACTAAGCTAGAGAAGCCATTCCTAGATCCAAATAAGGTCCCTAAAGAAATAGAGCAAGAGATGACTATGTTCAAGGACCTTATCTATGAATACTGCTACTATCGTCACTTATGGATAGATAAGCTTGAACGAGTCTATACTATGGAACGAGATGTTGTTCTTATAACGGATACAGACTCTTGTATCATATCTCTTGATGAATGGTATAGACGAGTACTCCCAATGACTGTGGGAGTACCTATGAATATCAAATATACAGAAGCTGAGCTGAAGGTAGCATGTGATAGAGTTGAGATGGAATGGAGAAAGACAGAGCCTCAATATGAATATGACTACTATAACGATAGCTTAGTAGAAGCCAAGAGAAGAAAGTATCCACTTCTTATCATAGAACAAGATAACTTAAGATATTCTATAGTAGATATCATGTCTCATGTAGTATCTGAGCTGATCATGGATTATATGATCCTCTTTAGTGAGAACTATAACACTCAGACAGAGGGAAGAGAATGTCTGTTGATCATGAAGAATGAGTTCTTGTTCAAGTCTCTATTCTTAACGTATGGTGCAAAGAACTATGCAGATCTACAGCTTGTTCAGGAAGGCAACATAATTCCAGAAGATAAGCAGTTGGATGTTAAGGGCATTCCTATCACCAAGATTGGTATGCCAAAGAGTACTTCCAAAGCTCTTAAGGATATATTAGAGTATGATATCCTTAGATCTTCATTTGTAGACCAAGTAGATATCTTTAGAAAGTTTACTGTTCTAGAGAAGCAGATATATCAATCTATCAAAGAGAAGAAGAAAGAGTTCCATAAACCTGCTAGAATCAAGTCTATGGGACACTATGCAATGCCTATGAGAATACAAGGTATCAAGGCATCTGTAGCATATAATGAGATCAAAGATCAAGATGATCCAGCAATCAACTTAGATGAGTTGAATACTGTCACTATCATCAAGACTAATATCAACAAGAAGAATATCAAAGCTATTGTTGATGAGTATCCAGAGCAGTGTACTAAAATCATCAAACTTATGGACCAAGAAACATTCAAGAATGGTATAGACTCTATTGCCATTCCAGCAGATTCAGAGATACCAGATTGGGTGGTTCCATTCATCGATTATAACACAATCATACAGGATAATCTGAGATCATTCCCACTAGATGAGCTTGGATTGAGCAAGAATGAGTCTAAAGATGTGACTCATACAAACATTATGAGGTTTGGTTGAGTTTTAAATCGATAGACATCCATATACTTGCAATCAATTATGATTGTTAAGTTGAGATGATGAGTGCGAATTTTGATGGAATGGGAAGTAGGTAGAGGGCGTTCGGTGGCCCTCTACCTAACGTTTTTCTTTTTAGAAAGGAGTTCCTTGTTATGTCATCATGTTGTGGAGATGAGCATATATGCAACTGTAACACTTGCTCTAACTTTGATCCACCAACAGAAGAGGATCTTAAGAAAATAGCAGAAGAGGAAGAGAAGTTAGTATCTGCCCCTCCTATAGATATATTAGAGGAACTTAGAGATAGGCCTCCTAAATGGATAGCAGATTTCTTGTATAGCTTCATTACCAGTGCATATGCTACTAAGCTAGAAGCTGATATAGCTAATGTGTTGAAGTATGCTCCTCTTGTCTTTGACAAGAATAGAGATATAAGGGTTGATGTAGTATCTGCTTTTAGAGAAAGAGGTATAACTGCTGTAGTGAACAAGTCTGACGGTAGTACTATATTGGCATTAAGATATAAAGAATCAGCATTTGAAGCTGGTAGAATAAATGTATAGATCAAGAGACAGAATACAAGTCCTATGGGGTAATCCCCATAGGACCTTAAGTATTCTTGTTGGAAAATTAAGTACACAGATAATTTGAGAAACCCCGATACAAGATCTTGGGAACAAAGAAACCCGATACAACAAACGCGCGTAGGGAAAAGACACATGTATCAGATCAAGAGGAGGCTTTATAACCATGATTGGACTCTTGCATCGGTTATTTGATGTTTGGAGGCAATACAATTTTGATTTAGATCATATACTATATCTTTGAAGAGTCCTAATAATATGAAAGAGGTGTTTCTAAACATGGCAACTATTTCGTGTAGCCAACTTGTTTCTATTGGGGGTGTGAAAGTACATATCACCCCATTTGCGGTCATGGCAGATGCAGAACGTGGGAATCCGAGCGCTGGAATCCCTCCACTCACAAAGTATCAGTTTTCCTCAATGCTCTTGCACAATCTTGGATATAACCTTGTAGCAGACGATCCTAGATGGTTGGACGTCATATATCCCGCAGAGGAGATTGCAAAGACATCTCCGTTTGATTATCCTGTAACAGAGAACGTACTGTGGTTAAGACAGGATAAAGACACATTGTGGAACGTACTTGAGTGTATCAGAAACTGGGGACGCAATACAGTAGAACAAGGAATCATGTTAAACATCGGAGACTCGTTCAATCTTCCTGATGCTGCTACAGTACAGTACAATATTGAGAATGGTATTGCCGTCAAGAGGACGGCAGCGTTGGAGCTTACTCCAATGGCCTGGGTAACCAATGACATTTTCTCTAGAAGAAAGCATGAGCTTTGTCCTCAGGTCAATGAGGAGTATTTCCACAACTGTATTAGAAACTTTGAGGAGTATTCTAAACAGATCATTATCAGCAAGCCGTTTGTTATGTTCACGGCTGCTATGATCAATCCAGATATCGTCATGAGTATGATCAAGAATGCAGAGATGGAAGCTGCTAAGATCGTAAACAAGATGGTTGCTGGATATGCAGCATTGAGACCAGACTTCGAGACTGCTAAAGAGTTCTATACTATCCTCACAAACAAGAACAATCATCTGATCAATGTGTTCTATAAGAGGGGAGCTAAAGGCTTTGTTGCTATGAGCCTCAATAAGAGGTATAATAGCCAGGACTTGGAAGCCTCTATGACCCTCAATAGTGACACAAGCTTGTTTACTACAGCTGTAACTGATTGGGATGAAGTAGGAGGAGCAGACAGCGACAAGTACTTCTTTGAGGTTATGAGTGCTGAACAGAGAGAAGAAGTTGTAGATAGTTTAGACTCTGAGAGTCTGATCAAAGAGATATCTGCAGCATCTAGATATATCGATCTGGATAGCATTCCTAATTATATCAAGGAAGAGCATAAGACCACAGACTCCAAGGGGAATGTTGTAGTAGAGTATGGATACAAGTATGAAGCTATTCTGAAGCGTATCTGTTTCATCTATAGAAAGATTGATAGATACTATGGAGCTATGCTTGATCCAAAGGTTAAGCTCATATTCAGCAAGCCATTCTTTGTCAACAAGAACTCCTTTGCCCTCTATTCTAGAAAGGACAGATTGTTCATCCTTATGACCCCAGAGATAACATTCCAGATTCTCACTCCTGGAGATGCTATCAGGTATTATAAGGAGAGACATGGAGAGAATGTAGAACTTGATCCTGATGAGATTGGTGAGTATATTCTCAAAGAGCCTACACCGACACCTGATATCTCGTTTGAAGGTCAAGTACAACAGGATGCAGGATATGCACTTCCTCCCCATATCGTTCCTATGAATGAGTAGTAAAAAGTTCATATATAGTTGACCTCATATTACATGGGGTCTTAACTATGTATGATATGAAGAGAGTAGATTATCTACTCTCTTTTTTATAAAGGGGTATGTGATGTGAGTCCATTAGAACAGAATAGATTCATGAATCAAACAGGGATGTATAATAAGATACAGGATCGTCTTATGTATCTTGGTAATAACGCTGTTCTATCTATAGTTATCATGTTATATAGTGAGCATGAGAAGTATGGCAGAAGATACTACTATAAAGAGACCAAGTATCTAAGCAACAAGACCAATATGCCTACTAAGAAGATGAGCAGAGAGTTTGACTCATTTCTAGTTCTAGAGAATTTAAAACCTGTAGGGAATGTGAAAGAGTTTATCACTATACGGGGTAAAGATCTAGAACTGATGAGAATGTTCTTATTACCTAAATTAGAACACATCATACAGAACTTTGATAGTATCTATGAGATGAGAGATGGCAAGATGTATGTAACAGACAACATACAACCATTTGAGATTGATGTAGGTGCGTCTAAGTCTCTGTTATTTGTGCCAGGCATAAGAAAGATGTACTCAGAAGAGCTGCAGCCATGTATAGACATGTATTTCAATGGCAATACTGCTAATATGGTATATCTAAGCTATGCTCAAGTGTATGAGTTCATGTATCTGATAAGAACGTTTCAGATTCATCAGTATGCAGCTACTATGCTGAACTACTTAGGAAGACCTCCTGCAGGAACCAATCTATATGACATTACAGAATCTCAAGAGTATGATAACGTAGTAGAGATGGAGAAGGTTATGCAAGGGAGAACAGTTGGCGGAAAGTTTGCCAACCAATCATATTTCGATAAGAAATCAGAAGAAAAGGATGATGAATAACATGTGGACAATGGAAACAGTAACCATTCCAAGTAAAAGAGAAGTAGACTTCTTTACAGTATCCTATACGAATGGTAGCACAGTCTATATGCTTGCAATTAATGAGATCAAGCTGATATTGGATGAAGAGTGTTATGAAAAACACCTTGTTCCAATCATTAATCCATCTGCTAAAGATGAGTTCTTTGATATACTCCCCAAAGATAAAATCCCAAGTCATATCTTTGAGGAAGATAGTACTTCTAAGTGGCAAAGGTTCTTTCTCTTTGTAAATATTAAGAAAGAGCAAGTCGTGTTCTACGAATCCAATACAGATAAAGAGATACTCCTTGAAGGTGATGATTATGCAAAGATCATCACATACTTCCATGACAACTTCTATACATCATGGATCTTCAGTACTACCAATATCAATTACCAGGTAGATGGATTCAAAAGTTCTGAGTAAGAAAGATAAGGAAGAGGTCCATACCCATAGCTGGGTATGGACTGATTTCGTGTGTAAATTATGAGTTATTA